CGCACGCCGGTATAGCCTTGCGAACGGTAAACAATGCCTTCGCCGCGCGCGTCTTGTCCAAGCCAAAACAAACCGTTATCAAGTTTAGCAACAGAAAATGCTGCCGCGCAGCCGATCTCGTTAAACGCGCCTTGAATTCGGGTAAGCGGAAAATCGGGCAGCCCTGCGTCGTACCAAACCTCAATTGAGTCTGTACCAAAAAGCCATGCTTCGCGGTGGTTTACGTTAATGCACACCAACCCGTCGGGCGAACCTTCAGCACTTGCAAAAGACAAAGGGTCAACTTGAGTGCCGTCAAGCAATTGAGTTACCCAAACCTTTTGGCTGTTTGGCTCGTTATACACAAAATAACCGTCAAGGTAACCTACCGTCACCGCGCCCGTAAAGTCAGGGTCGGTAATCTCAGCAAACCCGTTTGTGACTTCGTTATAGATGTACGATCGTGGGTTGCACGCAATAAATAATTGTGTACCGTTATCGGCGATGGACACTTGACCCGTGCCGCTAATGGCGCCTAATAGCGTGGGGGTGCCGGTCAAACTGTTAAGTTTATAGAACTCATTGCCGGACGCGACATAAAAGTCTGAGCCGTTTGTTTGATGTGCCCATAGCCCGCGAATAGGCCCTGTGCCCACAGATTGCAAAAACTTTAGCCCTGGCGCGCGGTTTAGAAAAGCGGGCTCTTTGCCACCTTCTGGAATAAGTTCTGGAAACAAATTGACCATGCGGTTATCCGCCGCATTAACGCTGCGGGCTACATACGCCGATCCTAAGATTGGGGTTTTCATATGTTACGCAACTACCGCACCACGGAATCCAACAACCCACCAGTCAGTACCCGCAAACTGGAGAGTAGCCGAATCACCAACTGCATTGAATGTAATTGTGGTTGCACTTCCAAGGTTGGTCGGTGTCAAAATACCTGTATCACCACCAGCGGCTTCTGCAACATAAATAATTGTCTTTAGTTGGCCTTGTGCGCCATCTGCAAGTGTCAGTGCATTACCCGCAGCAGTTGAAGTAAACGCAGTAGTTAATTGGGTTACATTAACTGCGCCTGGGCCTGATAAGGCTTGCACTGCACCAATAATTGCGCCGTTAAATGTTTGATTTCCAGTAAACGCTTGTGCCGCATCGGTACGAGCAATCGTAGCGCTTGTAGCCGGAAACGTCATGGTGGTGGTGTCTGTTCCAGATAAGGTAAGACTATGGTTAACGGTAAATGTTTTGCTATCCGCAACCGCTAAAGTAGAACTAGTGGCGGGGGCTGTAATGGCCATTTTGTTAACGCTAGTAGCTGTAGCTACCCCCAACACGGGGGTTACCAACGTAGGTGTATTAGCAAATACTAATGCGCCTGTACCTGTTTCGTCCGTTACGGCGGAACGTAAATTAGCGCTAGAAGGCGTGCTCAAAAATGTAGCAACGCCTGTGCCTAGTGATGTAAGTCCTGTTCCGCCGTTGGCTACTGGCAAAATACCTGTTACACCTGCAGCCAAGGGTAAACCCGTACAGTTTGTTAATGTGCCTGTTTGGGGTGTTCCAAGAATAGGCGTAGTTAATGTAGCATTAGTCAACAAGACTGTTCTAGTCATTTGTTTAGTAACGCCGCTTTGTTCTACAGGCAATAGATCAGTTCCCGCCGAGGTGGTGGCTGCTGGTAATTGGGGTATGGTTACGTTTGCCATAATTAATCCTAGTAGTTACCAGCAAAAATGTTAAAGCGTTGACGTGTCGCCACAATCGAATACGGTATTGACATAACGTCGTCTGGGTTGTTAATGCGCTTGAGATTGCGCTTAGACGTCATAGCGATGCGCGACACTTGTGGGCTAGGCTCAACGCCAAACTCGGGGGCAAGCTCACACGCAAGATTGTATTTAAACGCACGCAGATAGCCTGGCGGAAAAGCCAAGACGGTTGCTAAAACGGCCGGCTGCGTAAGTTCTGTTACCGATATGATATGCCACTCTAGTACCTTGGTAGGCACGGGGTACACCGTCATCGTAATGTCGGGGTAAGTCATGTTTACGAACATGACCTGTGGATAAGTTGACGTAACGGTTTTGACTGCAATACCGTCGTACTGTTGTTGATTGATTAACTTAATGCCGAATGAAATGCCAGAAGCAGGATCAAGAAAATAAGTCGCGTCATCAACCAAGATTGGACGGTTTCCAACGAAATCTCCCGTAGGTCCTAGCGTCCGAGTCCTAAACCCAGGCAACCAAGAAAAAATTTGATCTTGCGTAGAATACACCGACAAGCGTTCGGTATTCCACGAATCAATCATCTGGTTAAGTGTAGTAAGCCCATCTTGCGCGGTTGCGGCCGAAGGCGTTTCATTCTCGGCAAGTACGCCAAGTAATTTTAGTGCCCCATTAATTTGATCACCGGCTGTTGTACTCATGGCTACTCCGCGGTTTTACGTTTACGTTTTAGCTCGTTTACCGGCTCCGCCTCGGGCGTACCCAAAGTATATCGTACCCAGCCGTTTTTTTCATCATATTCTGCTTCAATATCCATCGTGGCGACTTTAGTGCCATGCTCAGGGTGCTTGAGATAAATGTTCATTTTCTGTTGGTTCTTTTAATTTTTCTATAAGCATTGTATATGCTGAAATAGTAGCTTGAGCCTGAATCAAGAAAGTTTGCGCCTTCTGTGATTCAGCCTCTAAGTCAGAGATTTCAGACAGCAAAAACTCTTTTGTAATTATCATATTAGGCGATTGTAGAAACCATAATATAGTAAGTTACACCACCACTAGTTACAGGAATAGTGTGCGATACAGCAGGGGATCCTACTTTTGCACGAAATACGCCGTCTACAGCTACAGCGGGTAATGCTGCAAAATTACCGAGTGTGCCGCTGCCAGAGTTGGTTACGCGCAAGAAAGATGCGTTAGACCAAGTACCGCCAGAAGCAATATCGGAATCAAGTTGCAACGCAGCAAGTGTGCCGCCTGGGTTAGTAGACGAACCACCAATAGTTGCGCGCAAAGCGTTAGCTGCACCGCTAATTGTGCCGCCAGTATTAATGGCGCAACTAATGTGAGCGCCGTTAATAGTTCCAGCAGTAGCACCGTTAGCACCAGTTACACGGGTCAAAAAACGTGCAGTTTCGCCTGAACCTGTAGAGGTAAAGGTTAAACGACTAAAGTTAAGACGGGTGTCACCTGAAGTGGCTGAGGTTGTTGCATAAGCACCATTTAATACGCCTGAAGTATTAATTTCAATAGGCGCGTTAGAGGTACCAACTTGTACAGAATCAAGCAAAGGATCAGCGTACGCTACGCCAATCGGTTTGTTATTTGCCATGTTAAAACTCCTTTATCAGTCCCAAAAAAAGTTAACCCCCCGCCCCGAAGGACGGGGTTGTTACATTAGCTAATGCGGTATGCAGTCCAAGTGCCGTCGCCAGTCTTGCGCGCACGGAAATGGGCTGACGTTGCGGTAGTTACCGCAGCCGCGCCAACAATGGTCCAACCAGTGCCGACAGCCAAAGTGATTGAATCGGCTGCGTCAATGTTGACCACAAAAAAGTCAAATGCAGAATTGACTTTTTGTGCGCTCAACATATCTGCTTCCAACAAAGCAACTGTTGGCAATGTTAGGTTGCCAGCAGCGCCGTCAAAAACAAACAGGCCATTTTGGAGTTGTGCGGATGTTGCAGTTGCTGCGGCTGCCAATACAGTAGGCGCGCCCTGAACAAACATAATTGCTTCGTCAGTTGCGCCTGCACCGATTTGATAACCGCCTGTGCCATTAGAAAGTGCCATGATAAATATCCTTAAAAAAAGTTACGAATGGGGGCCGAAGCCCCCACTAGGTTTAGCCCCAGAGACGGACCGCAGTGATAGGACGAATGGCAGCGTAGCCATACAGAACATCAATACGGCAAGGCAGACGGTCGTTGTTGATGTCGTACTGACGCACGATACGCAACGAAATACCGTTGTGGACTTGGCGCGAAGCCATGTCAACGCCCTGTGGCAACAACAAGTCAGCCGTAGCAAAGCTAATGGCATCCTTGTGGTAGACCAAGTTCTGTGGGTACGAAGTCAAAGCCGAACCCAACATCGTCACAACAGCACCGGCTTGTGGGAATGCAAACACAGTAGCCAAGGCGTTACCAGCAGTAAACAGAGCTGGGCTGATGTCCAAAGTAGCTGTCGAAGAACCAGTGGCCACAGCAGTTACGGTGAACTGTTGGAGGCTGCCGGTTGATTGACGGGTCTGTGGGTTGACAGCGTAGACACCAGCGATGGTGAAGACGTCGCCCGCGTTCCAGACTTTGCTTGAACCAGTAAAGCTGATTGGCAGAGTGTCTTGACCTTCGGTCGAAACAGTCGAGGTTACAGTAATAGCTGTGCCCCAATCGCCGTTCGTGTGGTTGCTGATGGACTGCGACATGTTGATCTCGTCTAGACCCAAAATGCCCTCGCCCATCATGCCGTTTTTAAACTGGCGGCTGATAGTGCCGGTTGGGTTAAACAAGCCTTTCATGCCTTCGACTAGACCAGCGTTTGCGGCTGGGTTAACAGTCGCGTAGCGTGGGCTCATTGGTGTGGCAAACTCGTTGAGCTTCTGGTTAGCTTGGAGCAGAACCAAAGAAGTTGCAGGCGTAGTGCCTGGGGTGCCAACCGAGTTAGCAATGCCTTTGTACGAAGTTGCAACGTCGGCGTCAACCGAAGAGGCAAGCTGCGAGACGCGAGGCTTAAGAACACGCTCTGCGAAATCGTCCAATTGCATGGTCAATTCAGCGGAGGTGAAGTTAACACCAATGTGCTTCTGGCTCGAAACAGTCAGAGTTGTGAACTGTTCGTTGTCGGCCTGAACTTGCAGGGCGGCACCGTCAGTCACCAAAGCGCGGTCGGGTAGGCGGATACGCAGAGTCGATCCGATCTTGGCACCTTCAACGGCGAACGAGTCGTCGTATTGGCGGTTTACGTTACGTGTGAGCACCAGGTTGTTCTCGAGGATTTCGAGCGACTTACGGGTGATCATGTCGATGGTCAATAAACTATTTGACATGGTAATTCCTTAAAAAG